GAACATGGCTGAGATGGACTCTTTTTAAAAAACTGAGCAAGTCATGTACCAACTGGGAAGAAGGTTTCATTTGGGTATATAACTTGCCAGTTTGGGAATGGAACATCGGCATATACTGCATTGAGCGTACAGAACGCACGTATTGGCACGATGCGCATTATGATAACATCAAAAGAAAAGTGTCTGTAGAAGAAGCTCAAAAACTTTTAAACTTCTTCCACAAGTAGGAACACAGTAACTTGGTTCAATGGTGTACCATCATTAGTAACGACAGTGCTATTACAAGAGGAGATACTTACAACTCTCGATTCGTTAGCATTTAGTTTGTCTATACGAGAATTAATCTTTTCGTTCAACTCATCCAAGTTATCTGTCTGATAGGTGAACATAATTACTTTTTGCTGTTTCATACGAAATTGAATTAAGTTAAAATAAAAATTTGTCAACCGCAAAGGTACAAAATAAAAACTACAATCGGGCAACGGTAGATATAATAATGTATAAAATGAAAATTTGTCACTTTCTGTTTCATACACTACCGACCCGATTTTAAAACTGGAGGAAAAATATGAATGAAATTTCAACTATTGTAGATGGTGACAGAATGACATCACTACAGATTGCAGAGATTACTGGCAAGCGTCATGCTGATGTGATGAAATCCATCCGAAAGATGGAGCCAGCTTGGGAAAAAGTAGCCGAGGGCAAATTTTCCCTCGGGTCTTACAAAGATGAAAACAATCAAGATAGACCTTGTTACTCCCTCAACAAGGAAGAGTGTCTTTACATTGCCACCAAGTTCAACGATGAAGCGAGAGCCAAGTTGATTAAACGATGGAAGGAACTGGAGGAGCAACACCGAAAGCCATCCGTCCCACAGAACTATCTCGAAGCTCTCAAATCTCTGGTCAAGGCAGAAGAAGAGCGTGAGTAGCTAGCCTTGGAGAACAAGCAGCAGCAAGCAACCATCCTCACTATCAGCAAGGTGAACATGGAACTTGGGAACAAGATTACCGAAATGCTGCCTAAGGTAAGCTACTATGACCAAATCCTGCAAAGCAATGCCACCATGACCATCACCCAGATAGCGCAGGACTACGGTATGAGTGCCATCAAGATGAACAAGGAACTGGAAGCTATGAAGATTCAGCATAAGGTTCGAGGTCAGTGGATATTGTACGGACAGTTCCTTACTGGCGGCTACGTTCATAGCAGGGCAGTTGACATCATCCGTTCAGACGGAAGACATGATGTGAAGTACAACACCGAGTGGACCACAAAGGGAAGAATCTTCCTTTATGATGCACTCAAATCGAAGGGCATTCTCCCCTTAATAGAGCAGGAATGCACACCCAGAGATAAGGACACTGGTGGACCAGAGCCAGCTGGTGCCAGTCAGAAAACCCTCAAATTCAACTGATATGATAGACTCAGAGATAAAAGAACAGTTAGACCGCATCGAGCAGTATTCGATGATAGCAGCCAAGTCTGTGCTCAACATCAAGGAAGCTGCATTTATACTCGGCATGACCGTAGAAGGAGTCAGGATGAACGTCAGGAACCACATCCTACCTTGCTACAAGCCGAACGTCAACCGACTCTACTTCAAGAAGAGCGAGTTGGAAGACTGGATGATGCAGAACCGCTCGAAGAGTATGGCAGAGATAGAATCAGAGGCAGCAGCCTATTGTGCAACCCATTAAAAATATAGAATATGTTCCAAATAGTTATGTTATTATTGTCAATTTTCGCTTTTTGCGTAATGACAAATGAGATTTACCGCTCATTCAAGGAATGGGGCAAATAAAATATGGTGAGTGAACCTCAAATAAAGTTCATAATAGATAAAAAAATATAATTAGCGTTGTTGATATGGTTTGTTATAGTGGAGGTTTTTTGGAGTTCACTACTTCCACTCACCACCAGCCAGGAATGTTTTGTAGTTGTTATTGACGCAAGTAGTTCAGTTGGTAGAATAGAAGGTTCCCCATCCTTCGAGGTCGTGGGTTCGAGTCCCACCTTGCGTCCAAATAGCCTGATTCCAAGGCTTTGTATCGGATAGGATAAACCTTCCTAAAGAGGTACTCGCAGCCAAAAGCAGCGTATGCAACCACAACATACGATTAGACGAGGATGTGGCAAGGCTATTACCTACACTATAGGTGGATATGGGAACGTCTTGGAGTTCACTTGTGAGGATGCAGACCTTATGCCGTGACCATTAAAGATAATGTAGCAGAAAGGTAGGAGCGCACAACTACAATTCGGTTCTAATGCAGCCAGCATGATATTCGCTAATTTCAAAAATACTCATAATAGATATGTGCGAGACGAGTGCTGGGAGTCACAAGCCTCCATAAATGCAGAGTGGAACCTAGTTGATGTCCTTAGGCGAAAGCGTGGCTCGGCTCACTAGGGGCGGTGGTGAAGTGGAACTAAGTGCCTCGGACACCACCGCCATTTTCAATGGAAAGTACATAACTACATTATAGATTGCATTTTTAAACCATATTTTTAAAGTTGATAACTTATCCCGATGGTTCGTGAGAATAGTCGGGCTTTTTTAATTTCTAAAAAAATACGATTATGGTAACATTCAGAGCTAGGGGATGCCATGATTGCATGCTGTATGGCTCATGCAAGGATCCAAAGGCAGACCCAAGGACAGATTACTCCTGTAAGTATTGGGAGTGGAGACATGGTTGATAAACTTAATACATAATTAGATATGAAAGAATTAATTACAATCCAGTCGGAACTAAAAGCCCCGAAGACACAATACAATAAGTTCGGTGGCTACAAGTATCGCAAGGCAGAGGACATTCTTGAATCCGTCAAGCCATTGCTGGCAAAGCAGAAATGTACCCTCATCATTACAGATGATATTGTAATGGTTGGCAGCCGCATCTACGTGAAGGCTACCGCTACTATCAAGAATGAGAAGGGCGAGTACGAGACATCTACTGGATGGGCAAGAGAAGAGGAAACCAAGAAGGGTATGGACGGTAGTCAGATTACTGGAGCCTCATCATCCTATGCCCGAAAATATGCCCTCAACGGACTCTTGGCTATTGACGATAATGCAGATTCCGATACAACCAACGATGGTCAGCATCAGGCAGCGCAGCAGCAAGCAAGCCCACAAGCACAAGCCGCTCAACCTGCCCAGCAGCCAGCAACACCACAGTATCACCCAAACAACCTGAATGAAGGCATGGAGTATCTGAGTAGATGTGTTAATAAGAACAATCTGATATGGGTAGTCCAAAATTACAAACCGCTTACCGCCAACCCTCAGTTTATGCAAGCAGTATCGGCTAAGAAGAAACAATTAGGAATACAATAATGACAGAAGTAAAGAAAATTACGTTAAATGAACCAAAGGTTACATTTATTGAAGAATCTCATCAGTACTTCCTCGGCAAGAAGGAACTGAAAGGTGTAACAGGAACGCTCATCAAGAAAGCGTTCCCTGACACCTACAAGAACATTCCAGAATCCGTATTGATGAAGGCAGCAGAGCGTGGAGGTCTCATCCACAACACGTTTGAGACCTTCTGTTCGATCTTTGATGCAGACATCAAGCAGTACCCGAATCCTACGGAAGAGCTTCAAGCCTTCCACTCCATGTTAGTCTCATACGGATTGCACTATGTAGCATCCGAATATCTCGTTACCGATGGAGAGAACTTCGCATCCGCTATTGATGGTATCTTTGCGGACGATGAAGGTAATATCTATCTCGTTGACTACAAGACCACCGCCACTCTCCATTACGACAACGTATCTCTCCAGTTATCAATCTATGCCAAATGGTTCGAGGAACAAAATCCTGACCTGAAAGTGAAGGAGATTGTTTGCATGTGGTTTAAGAATGGTCAGAGCAAGTTCCAGCCACTACCAAGAGTATCAGATGAGCAGATAGACGAGTTAATCAACGCTTATCTTACTGACGATGCAGACTATCAGTATAAGGTAGAAGTACCTGAACAGTTCTCGGCACTGGAGCAGGAGTATCGCCTGATAACCGCTCGTATTGATGCAATGAAGATTGTGCAGGACGACTTGAAGGAAAAGATAATGAAGATGATGGAGGCCAACAAGCAGAAATCCATCAAGACCAATATCGGTTCCTACTCTTATGTGGCAGCTACCACCAAGAAGGTCTTCGACACGAAGCTGTTCAAGGACACGGAGCCTGACCACTATGAGTATTATCTGAAAGAAACGGCTACCAAGCCATCGTTAAGAATCAAACTTAATTAATATAATATGAACGTAAAGTTTACAGGCAAGATTATTGCGGTAGGGCAAGTTCAGATGGGGACTTCCCAAAACGGAACCCAATGGAGTTCGTGTGAATATACCATCGAAGAGTTGAACGAGCAATACCCTTCAAGAGCCGTTATCCAAGTGTACGGCTCTGACAAGTTGCAGCAGTTCAATATCCAGTTAGGCGAAATCATCACCGCTCACATCGGACTGAAAGCACGTCAGTCTAAGGAAGGACGCTGGTTCAATCAGTTAGACTGCTGGAAGGTTGAACGACCAAACGCTCAACCGCAAAGTCAGATTGGGCAGAACCCTCAGCAGCAGGGTGGATATTACGCACCACCTCAGCAGCAATTTCCCCCACAGGTTAATGCGAGCGGTCAACCTACTCAGCAGGGTGTTCAATATTCAGGAGGTCAGCAAGGAAATCTCCCATTCCCTCCACGTTAAAAAATAAGGTATGGAAATCCATCTTGTACGAACAACCACTGGTCTTCGTCCATACGCGGATGATGATTACGAGGAAATGAAAAAGATAAAGGTTGGCTCCATCGTCAAGGCAAACATTGTCCGTCCAAGGAACATCAAATTTCATCGCAAGTTCTTCGCTCTTATCCGTGCGGCATGGGATTGTCTTACAGAGCAGCAGCGCACCAACCTACGCTCGGTAGATACATTTCGTGAGCAGCTTCTGATAACATCAGGATTCAGCGAACCGCTCTATGACCTCAACGGACAGAAGTTCTTGGAGAGAGCCAAGTCTATCTCCTTCGCCAAGATGGATGAGCCAGCCTTTAATGAAGTATATTCCAAGGTCTTAGACACCATTCTTACCATCATGGTAGCCAATGGTGTTACAGAAGACGAGTTTAATAACATTTTACAAAATTATAGTTGATATGACACGTAGAAACGACAAGCGCAACAACAGACATAATCGTCAGCGCAACAACAAAACAGAGTTTTCACCATTTGCATCAATGCTTTTCGGAGCACTGCTTGGCAAGGGTGCTGAAATGATTGCTGAGAAAATGGCAGAAGAAGCCAAAAAGACTCTTGATATTCATGTAGAAGGAATTACCAACAAGGACATCAACAACGGCAATGCAATCTTATCTAAGTTGCTCATTCCTGATGATGGTTCGGCAGTTGAGTACACTACCCCTGATAACTTCCAGTTCTTCTTCTCTGAGGATGGTAGGTTGATGGTTCGTAAGAAGATTGAAGGAGAGGCAGAAACTCCTGATGATAAGGAAGACAAGCCTATCACTTATGATGATATTTGCAAGAAACTCTTTTTTGAAAAGATCGCATACTGGTGTTGTGGTGGAACAGTCGAAGAAGATTTTGTAAGAGATTCTTATAAAGATACAGACAACTGCACCAGTATCGCTCAGGCGAAACGCATACTTTCTTTCAACAAGTTGCAGAACATCGCCAAGTATCTCAACAAGGGATGGAAACCTGACTTTACTTACTCAAGTAATTATACAATTTGCAAGGATTGTACTGGTAAGTATATTTTTCTTACCAATGGCACATACCAAGCAGGAGCAATCTATTTCAAGACGGAAGAACTTGCAAGGGAAGCCATCCGCCTGATTGGTGAAGATTCTCTCAACGACCTTTTCAACGAAGACTGGTGATGACATCATACGCTGAAATCAAGGCAAAGTTAGAAGAGGAAGGCAAGAAGATACGCAAGCGTTCATCTTATGATGAGCACAACTTGCAAGCCGCAGAGGTCAGGTATATCCGTGGGGTATATCCTGACCTTGAAGGTGTCTTCTTTGCCGTTCCGAATGGCGGCAAGCGAACATCACGACAAGCCGCATGGCTGAAAGAAGAAGGCATGAAGGCAGGAGTATCAGATATGCTGCTCCTGAAGCGCACCTCTCAGTATGGATTCCTCTGCATTGAAAACAAGACACCGAAAGGCAGACAAGAGCCAGAACAGAAGGTGTTTCAGTGTGAAGCGGAGCGGCACGGAGGAAAGTACATCATCATCCGTTCTATAGATGAATTTATGGAAGCTATCGACAATTATCTAAATGGTGAACTATGACAGAAGAAATCAGACAAGCCATCCAACTTCTTGAAGAAAACGGTTACAAGGTTACGGCTCCTCCCAAGGAAGTCAAAGACGAATACACCTTTGAGCGAACATGGAACTTGTACGACAAGAAGGTAGGCTGCAAAGCAAAACTCGAAAAGAAGTGGAACTCCATGAGCCTGACAGACCGCAAGGCAGCTATAGAGTATATTCCTCTCTATGTACTCTCCCAGCCCGACAAGCAGTACAGAAAAAATTTCCAAACTTTTCTTAACCAGCGAGGATGGGAAGACGAACTTATCGGAGCGACACCACCGCCAGCAGTTATCAACGAGCAACAATCTGAGATAAGCCAACTTATCGCCAAAACAAAGGCGGAGCAGGAGCGGAATACGGACGAAGCAAAGAACCAAGCCCTTCGACAACGCATCTTTGGCATGATAGAAATCCTTGAAAAGAATCCAAAGAGCTTCTGTAAATCTCAGTTGGAAATATATCGTGATAACGGAACATTGGAACGCTTGGGCATCCAATGGAACCCATAACATCTACGAAACCGTTTACCACAATGATAGCAATCAGCAAATACAACAAGCAGCATCCTCTCAGAGTATTCGAGGCATTCGCTGGATATGGCAGCCAGAGTCTCGCCTTCAAGTACCTTCAAGAGAACCATCCTGAGTTTGACTTCAAGGAGTAGGATATTCGGAGATAGAACCTTCTGCTATTCAAGCCTACAGACTTTTGCATGGGTGGGATATTCCTAACTTCGGTGATGTGACAAGAATTGACTGGAACGAGGTTCCCGACTTCGACTTCGTCAGTTGGTCTTCTCCATGCCAAGACTTCTCAAATGCTGGTCTCAGGCAAGGTGGCGAGGAAGGGAGCGGCACACGTTCATCCCTCATCTTTCAGGAGAAAAGAATGCTGGCAGTCAAGAAACCGAAATATGTGTTGTTGGAGAACGTGAAAGGACTCCTGTCAGAGAAGATGAGAAAGTACTTCTTCCAATATCTCAGAGACCTCGACTCCTTCGGGTACACGTCATTTTACAAGGTTCTTAATTCTAAGGACTATGGGATTCCACAGAATCGTGAACGTATCTTCGTAATCTCCATCCTAAGAACAGAAGACGAGCCGAACCCAGAGTATCACTTCCCTTCTCCCATTAAGCTAGAGACAACGGTTGAGGACATATTGGAAGATGATGTATCTCCCGAATATTTCCTATCCCAGCCCCTTCTCGAAAAGTATCTCACAAAAGCAGACATCAATGAATCAATCGAAAAACTCTACCCCGAAGATAGCAATACCGAAAACTGCTGATGGATGCTCCCCGACAATCACATCATCGTTTGGTGCAGGAATCAGCATAGCCAATCTTCTTGGTGTTGACCATTTCCCTAAGGGGGGGGTATTGATAATCAAAAATTTACAAGCATGAAACTACTCATCAACTCAGAC